CACACAACCCTGAAGGCCATGTGCCACTTGGTAGCGCGCCCGCACCCAAACCCCGCTCCAAGCGTGCTGCCGAAGCGCGTCCCGCCACGGGCAAATGGCGGGTGGGTTGATCCTGGCGCGCTGACAGGTGCAGACGGCACAGCGAAAACGCAAGCGCCAGCCGGCCCAGACCAAGCCCGGTCGCCGTATGGCGCTCCTTCTCGGGCAGAGCCCGAGCACCACCCAAGCCAGAGGCGCGGGAGAACCCCATGACACCAAAGCAGGAAGCATTCGCTCAGGCGGTCGCATCCGGGATGAATCAGTCCGACGCATACCGGTTGGCCTACAACGCCAAGGGCAAGGCCGCAGGGATCAACGTGAGCGCCTGCAAACTTATGGCCGACCCTAATGTGTCCCTAAGGGTTTCGCAGATTCGCGCTAAGGGTGCCGAACGCGCTGCCGTGACTCTGGAAGGCCATTTGCAGACCCTGGCAGACCTTCGTGATGCGGCAGAGAAGGCCAAGCAGTTCAGCGCTGCCATCGCGGCAGAGATCGCCCGGGGCAAAGCAAGCGGCATCCACATCGAGAAGTCCGAGCAGACCGTGACAACGAAAGCGCTGCCGGCCAGTGTTGACGAGTTCGTGTGAGCCTTACGCCCACGCAAAAGGCGTTTGCCACCAGCCGTGAGGCATTCCCGGCATTCGTCGGAGGATTTGGAAGCGGCAAGACGGCGGCGGCGATCGCGCGGGCCATGGCGCTGAAGTCGCATTTCCCGCACTGCGATCTGGCTTACTACCTGCCGAGCTTCCCGCTGGTCGAAGACATTGCGATGAGGCGTTTCCCCGAGCTGTGCGACAAAAAGGGCTGGGCCTACAAAACCAGAGGCGGGAGCAGCCCGCACATTGAGTTCCCGGGTGCTGGACGAATCCTGTTACGAAGCATGTCCACGCCGGCCAGCATCGTCGGATACGAGGTGGCGCACAGCATCTGTGACGAGCTGGACACGATGCCAATTGAGGCGGCGCGTCATGCCTGGAACAAGATCATTGCCCGCAACCGCCAGAAGTGTTACATGCCGAACACGGTGGCGGTGGCAACCACGCCAGAGGGGTTCGGGTTCGTTTATGAGCGCTGGGTGCAGAAGCCCCAGCCAGGATATGTGCTGTTCAGGGCAAAGACCATGGACAACGCCGGCAACCTGCCGCCCGGCTACATCGACAACTTGCGCAACAGCTACCCGAGTCAGTTGCTGAGCGCCTACTTGGATGGCGAATTCGTCAACCTCTCATCTGGGAATGTGTACGCGCCCTTTGACAGGACGGCCAACCAGACGCTGGAGACGATCAAGGCCGGCGAGCCGCTACACATTGGAATGGACTTCAACGTGACCAAGATGGCAGCCGCAATCCATGTGCTGCGTGATGGGAAACCCCACGCGGTAGATGAATTGACGGAGGTCTTCGACACGCCGGCGATGTGCGCGCTGATCCAGCGCAAGTTCCCAGGCCATCAGATTTTTGTGTACCCGGACGCATCGGGCGGCAGCCGCAAGAGTGAGAACGCCAGCCAGTCGGATCTCTCGCTGCTCAGGCAGGCCAAGTTCATCGTCTGCAACAACCCGGCGAACCCTGCAGTGAAAGACCGGGTGCTCTCGGTCAACAAGCTACTGGAAAGCCGCGAGTACAAGGTCAACCCGGACAAGTGCCCGGCATTGGTGGAGGCGCTGGAAAAGCAGGCGTACGACAAATACGGCGAGCCCGACAAGAAGTCAGGCCTAGACCACATCATTGACGCCGCCGGCTACTTCATCGCGTACAAATTCCCGGTTCAGAGCCGGTCAATCCAACGCCTTCGGGTGACAGGAACCTGAGCATGGACGACAAGCCCGATCACCGACACCCCGAGTACGAGGCCATGCTCCCCAAGTGGGAGCGCTGCCGCGATGCTCTGGCCGGGCAGGATGCCGTGCACAAGGCCGCAGGCAAGTACCTGCCCAAGCTGACCGACCAAGAAGCGGGCGAGTACGACGCCTACCTGAAGCGCACGCTGTTCTATCCGGCATCGGGCCGCACGTGGCAAGGACTCATCGGTCTGGTGTTTCGCCAGGCGCCACATGAGGAATCGCCGCCCGCTGCGATGCCGCTTCTCGAAGACGTGACCCTCGCCGGCAAGACGGCCGAGGACTTTGCCCGCGAGATTCTGGGCGAGGTGGAAGCGGTGGGTCGCTACGGCGTGCTCGTGGAGTTTCCCCGTGTGGCCCAGCAGCCGAACAGCCTGGCCGAGGCCGGCGCGCAGAACCTGCGCCCGTATGCCACGGGCTACATGGCCGAGTCCATCATCAACTGGCGGGTGAAGCGCGTGGGCAATGTGATGAGGCCAACACTGGTGGTGCTGGCTGAGACGCACAAGACGGCCGGCATGTTCGTCACCAACCACGAGCAACAGCTTCGGGTGCTGCTGTTGATGGAAGGCCAGTACGTGCAGCAGATCTGGCGCAAGCCGGAGCAGACCGGCGACTGGACCTTGTTCGAGCAGATCATTCCGCTGCGCAACGGTGTGCCGCTCGACTTCATCCCGTTTTTCCCGTTTGGATCAGAGGAAAACAGCCTCCGGTGCCAGGACCCGCCGCTGCTGGACCTGATCAACGTCAACTTGTCGCACTACCGCACCACGGCTGACTTGGAGCACGGCGCGCACTACACCGGCCTACCCACCCCATTCATCGCGGGCGTGCAGCTCGGCGAGAACGAGAAGATCCGCATCGGCAGTTCCACCGCCATCGTGTCGCCAGACCCAAGCGCCACGGCCAGCTTTCTGGAGTTCACTGGGCAGGGCCTGGGCGCACTGGAAAAGCTGCTCGACCGCAAAGAAGCGCAGATGGCAGCCATTGGAGCGCGCATGCTCATGCCTGAGAAAGCAGCAGTGGAGGCCGCAGAGACCGTTGCCATGCGCCACAACGGAGAGAACTCGGTGCTGGCTGGACAGGCGAACTTGATCAGCAGCGGCGTGCAATCGTTCCTGAACACCATGCGCGAGTGGTCGGGCATCGCTGGCGAGGTGCAGTTCCGGCTGTCCACCGACTTCCTGCCGGGCCGCATGTCGCCGCAGGAACTCGACAGCTTGGTGAAATCCTGGCAGGCCGGCGCGATCAGCAAGCGCACGCTGTTCTCGAACCTGCAGATGGGCGAGATCGTGGAGCCGGGCAAGACCTACGAGGAAGAGGAAGCCGAAGCCGCCGAGGATGGCCCGCAGCTCGGCAACGTGACGCCGCCGCAAGATGGCGCTGAATGACCGCTTACAGGATGAGCAGATCGGGCGCAATGCCGACCTGTTGAGATATCAGAACTGGCTCGTGGCGCGTGTCATCGGCCTGCTGAACAAGGTGGACAACGACCTGTTCGCGGCCCTGACCCGTGCACTGGACCGGTTGCCGGCCGGCGAACTCAACGTGCAGCGGCTGGAGGAACTGCTGGGCAGTGTTCGCCGGCTCAATGCCCAGGCATACGCCGCTGCGGGTCGTGAGCTGACCGAGCAACTGCGCGACCTCGTGGAGGTTGAGGGGCAGTTCCAGTTCGAGTTGTTTCAGGCAGAGGTGCCGCCTCAGGTGATCGCCGCGGTGGGCGTGAACGCAGTCAGCACAAACCAGGTGTTTGCGGCCGTGACCTCGCGCCCATTTCAGGGCAAGCTGCTCAAGGAATGGGCGACCAGCATTGAGGAATCGCGCATCGTGCGCATCCGGGACGCGATCCGCATCGGGTACGTGGAGCAGCAGACCATCGATCAGATCGTGCGGCGCATCCGTGGCACCAAGGCCCGGGGCTACGCCGATGGCCTGCTGGAGATTGACCGCAGGAACGCCCAGGCTGTGGTGCGCACAGCGGTGAGCCACACGGCGGCGACGGCGCGCGAGAAGTTCTATGAGGCGAACGAGGATCTGATCAAGGCGGAGAAGTGGGACTCCACGCTGGACAGCCGCACCACGCCGATCTGCCAGATTCGCGACGGCAAGCTGTACAAGCCGGTGACGCATGCACCGATAGGTCACAAGGTGCCGTGGCTGGGCGGGCCGGGCAGGGCGCACTTCGGGTGCCGCTCGGCGAGTGTGCCGGTCACGAAGTCCTGGCGAGAGTTGGGCCTTGACATTGACGAGCTGCCGACCAGCACACGGGCCAGCATGGACGGCCAGGTGCCGGCAGACACAACCTACAGCGCGTGGATTCAGCGCCAGAGCGCCAAGCGGCAAGACGACATCCTGGGCCCGAACCGCGGCGCGCTGTTGCGCAAGGGCGGGCTGAAGTTCGACGAGCTTTTCAACCCGCGCGGGCAGTACCTGACGCTTGAGCAACTGAGGGAGCGCCGCCCGGGCGCGTTTGACGGCTGAGTGAGTATCATGGACGGCCAAAGGAGGCCCAGGCCATGAAGATGTGGAAGATTCTGCAGATCGTCGGCGTGCTGATTCTGCTCGTCGGCGTCGTGGTTCGTGTGGGCGGTGAGTTCTACGGGGTGCACCTTGCGCTGCTGGGCTTGCTGCTGTGGATCGTCGGCAAGGTCGGCGCCTGGCTCAAATCCGATCAGGCCTGATGCCCCGCCTCACACTCATTCCCGGCACGCCGCCACCGGACACCCCGGCGCAGCGTGTGCGAGAGCGGGTGAAAAAGATGCCAAAACCGGCCGCCCTGGCCCAATGCCCGCGATGCGGTGGGCGTGAGTTCCTGACCACGAAAACGGGTGTGCTGCTCAAGGCTGGGAAGGCCTCGGGCGGCACGCCGAACCTGATCTGTGTGCACTGCCTCGCAAGGGGCGAACGCATCGCCATCTAGCCCCACCTGGGTAGTCAATCACCGAAGCCTCGCTGGCAGTGTCAGCGGGGCTTTTTCTTTGGGCCAGCGGCCCGCAACCAACCGGCCAGAGGCCAACACCCATGAGCATTGATCTTGAATCGCCAGAGGCGAAAGCGGCCATCAAAGCCGCCGTTGAAGAAGCCACTGCAGCACTCGCGACCAAAAACCGAGAACTGCTGGGCGAGCTGAAGGAGGCCCGCAAGGGCAAGACCATCAACCCGGAGGATGTCGAGAAGCTGGAAAGCCGAATCGAAGAACTCACGGGCCAGCTCACCGAGGCTCAGAAAACGGCGAAGAAGGCCACCACCGAAGCCGAGAAAGCGACGAAGGCCCTGGCCGACGCGGAAGGCTTCACCCAGCGCCTGCTGGTGGACAACGGGCTCACCGACGCACTGACGAAAGCCGGCGTGTCGAACCCTGTGCACCTGAAGGCGGCAAAGGCTCTGCTCAATGGGCAGGTGCAGATCGTGGCCGATGGTGACTCCAAAGTCGCCTAGGTCGGCGAGAAGGCACTGGCCGACTACATCGGCGAAT